GGTGAGTTGAGCTTCTTGACGCGCATGTTGACGCCTTTCAACATGTGCAGACGGAGATACTTGGAGTTGATGAAGTAAGCACGGTTCACACCGCAATCCTCATCGTACACCATCGGGATGTTGTTGTGAGAACAACCACCGAAGCCAAGATCGAACATCTTGCCGCCCATCTTCGTCTCGGACAGCGTAATCATAGTGCGATCACGGCAAGCCTGACGGTACAGACGGTAGATATTGCGACCGACAACGATCACGTCCGGCTTTTCGCCCTTGAGCGTCAAGTCGAGAAGAATGTCGTCGAACGCCTCTTCAATGTTGCTCGCGTCCAAGTTACCAGAGAACTGATACGCGGACGTGCGCCACTGGTTCTGCGACACACGCGAGATGCCGCCGATGCTGCCAGTAGTTGGATCGTCGGGAATGAGATTTCCCAGACCATTCGGGTCGAGACCGCTTCCAGTCGCGTAGAGCCAAGTCGAGAAACGCTCAGTGATGGATTCCTCCAACACTTGCATCTTTACCTTCGCGATCTTGAGAATCGCTTCCGGTCCTTGGTTCTCATCCTCTTCCTGCTCGGAGACGATGTACGTACCGACAACACGCGACCAACCGAAGCGAACCGTATCGAGTTCGTTCGTCTGAGCGACGGGAATCGGTGCGTAGTACTGAGTGGAAGTGATGTTGCTATTGCGGCCGACGATGAGAGGATTGGTGATATTCGCACCCGTCTCAGTCTCAACACGCTCGGAAGCGAATGCGAATGCTACAAGAGCATTCGACTTGATCGCTGCCATGATGAGCTTGCGGCGACTTCCGTCCAGCATCGAGTGGATGACTGTATCGAGAGTGCCGGAAGCATATGTACTAAGCATTGCTTACTCCGGTTGTTGAATGAAATAACGTCACACTTGAATGCCGTGCTTTGCCATTGCGCGACGAGCAATCAAATCCCAAGAATCTTCAGCGTTTGCTTGATCGTTCACGCCTTCCGCGACGTGAGTTGTTTCGCTGCGATTTCTACCATTCATAGATGGCAGTGGACGACGGTTATTTCCAACACCGGAAGGTCCGTTCCGTTGCTGACCGTTTCCAGCCAACTGCGGAGCGAGCGGCTTAGTCCAATCGAGTCCACGCTCTGCCGCGAAAGCGCGTACTGCAAAGTACGATTCACGATGAGACAATCCCTTGTCACGCATGACATTCGCGATTGAATCTTCGTGTACACGCGCGTCCGGGAAATCTTCCATGAACGCATTGTATTCATTTGTAACTTCGTCGTGTAGCTGTTGTTCTTCTTGATTAACGCGTTGCTGTTCTGTTAGGAATGAGAACGGCTTGATTGCCTCTCCGACAATCTCTTGCACGGTGCTGCGAAGGTCGGCTGCGCTTAGTCCCTGTGCCTGTCGGATTGACGATACATCTTTACCAGCTTGCTCGGCAAGGGTCAAGAGGGTATTCATCGTTTTTACAGGATCACGCTTCCATTGCACGAACATCTGCAATGCAGCGCCGTGTTCGTCTAGTGTGAGTCCTTCTTTCTTCGCGAGTGCGTTTGCGCTTTCGTAATTCTCAATACGCGAACGAAGTCCGCCTAGTTCACGCGACTGTGCTTCGATAGTCGGCCAGAGACGATGGAAGATCGCACGCTGTCCACCTTGACGTGCAATCAGCGCGCCGTTCGCGTCGTAGATGTTTCCGTTTGTGTCGGATTGGAATAGATTTCCGAACTTTCTCGCAGACGTACGAGTCGGTTGAACTGTTTGATTTTCAGTAGTGCTCTGTCCGTCGCCAGCAACGGGAGCCTTTCCGGTTTTCGGATCGACTTGCTGCTTTGCACCGTCTTGCTGCGTACTGTCAGTTGTCTTTCCGGTGGTGGTCTGTTGCGTCTGCTGTTTCTGTCCTTTATCATCACCTGTACCTAGATCAGCCGCACGATCAATGATGTCGTCCCACTTCTTATCACCTGTGGAAAACTGTTCGATTTGCTGAACATCATTCTGTTGTGTCTCTTCATTCTCAATTACATCGTTCTCGACCATGTTCTAACTCCTAGTGTGTGCTCTGCGGTCCTTGTGACTGTGCAGCAGCTTGTGCCTGCTGTACTCTCTTGCGCGCTTCTGCTTCGGGCATTCCTTTCGCAACCATCTCTTTCACGGCTGCTTCTTCTTTCGCGTCGTCTTGTTGTCCCTGTGCTCCAGCCTGCGCATTCTGTGTTTCTGCTTGCTGCTGTTGCAGGCTTCCTTGAATACTCTGCATAATCATTCCGATTTCCTCACTACTCACAGTGAAGCCATCGAATGAACGCTGGAATATCTTGAGTACAAGAAGCAACGCGACAGGAGACGATTGCACGAACTGTCCGAGAATCTGTCCCATCTGGAGTGCTTCTTGCTTCTTCACCGCACTCGTTGGCTTCTGTGTGCTGCCACCTTCCACACGGCATTGCACCTTGTGTCGAATGTCCTGTGGCTGCATCTGTTGCCATTGCATGTCTTGGAACTGTCCACCTGTCAATTCATTGAACATATCCGCTTCCATGAACTGCAAGCACATGAACAGAATCTTCCACATGATAGCGCCAATGAAGTCTTCAACTGCGTCGCGCTTTTCATCGAGACGCGTATTCGAGACGGACGAGTATTCTTGAATTGCTTGGTTCGTGGTGTTCGTCTTAAATTGCTCACCACGCATCGCTTCGCCAAGTCCAGACAGCATATTTACCGCTGCCTTTGCTGGCTCTTTGTCCCACAAGTGTTTGAATTCCAGATTCGGTTGTGGCGGACCCATGATGAGGTCGGTCAACTTGTGTCCATCTGGTACAGCGACACCTTGGAATTTCTTATTCGGATTGAGTAGGATGTCCTCAACGTCCTTCGTACTCAACACACGTGAATTGAAGATCGTCTTATCGCGCATTGCAACACGAGCACGGTTCAATTCATCAATGATGATGTTGATTTCGTCTTGTTGGTCGAGATAATGACTCACTTCACCGCGCGTACGTGGAGACGTGGGCGACGGATGCCACTGCAAACGCTCTAGCGGGTAGAAGTCGGGGAAGTGATACGGGTCTTCAAATACCCAAATCGGCCACGTCCAGTCTTTTTCCGAATACATGTAGAACCGTCTCTTAACCTTGTCGAAGCAGTACCAGACTGCTGTGCGTTTAGCGCGTTCGTACGATTCTCGGTCACTGTATCCGTAAGACTTTGGATCATCTTTACCACTGTCAAATAGTTTGAAGTTGTCAATTTGCTCTTGTGTTGCAGAAGCACTTGCATTTGCTTGCGAAGCATCGACGACATGAGATGCCTCGTATGCGGAGACGAATTCGCCATTCTTGGGATCGCCTTTTCGTTGACGATACCGCGCATTCAAGTACTTAGTACTCTCCATGACGCAGACCATCTTCCAATTCGCATCAGAGAAGTCATCTTCTAGCGCATCTGAGTCAACAAGTACGTCTACACTCCTAAGCGTTTTGAGAAACGGGCCGGGAGGATCAAGCAAGTCAATTGATTCTTCGAGCGCAAGTAACTCACCTTCCAAACGCTCAATTTCTTTCTGGTCTTCTGCTTTCGCAAGCTCTTCGCCAATTCTTTTAATGTCTTCGCGAGCAGCATCCGCGGAATCTTCTCTTCGTGTCCAACCAAGAAGTACCCACGCTTCATTTGTAACCTCAGTGCGCATGATACACTTGCGCATCTTGGGTTTCATGTTGATTCCGGGTGCAGCACGCATCTCCATGATGCGATTTCCAAGACGCTTGAGCGCAAGTCCCATTTGCTCTGCACTCGGGTCCGTCATTGTCACTTCGATTGACGGATTCTTAGCGTACACGTTGGGAATGACGGCATTGACAGTCGCGTACACGATGTTCTCTGTCATGGAGAACGAGTCACGGCGATCCTTGCCGTAATTTCGCGTGCCTGCCTTGTTTCCTTGTGTCTGCTTGCGATGATTTTGCTGCGCGTTGTCGTAGTAGTACTCAGCTTCTTCCCATCCATCAATCAAATGAGACACAGCTTTGCGTCCAGCGTCACGACGACCCTTCCAAGTGTTCCCTTCGTACTTAGAAACAGGTACTTTCGTAGTCGGATCGAGTTTGTATATCTCTTGACGCGGAGCTTTCACAACTTCCTGCGGCAAGTCACCGCCAACTTGACGAATTGACTCATTCACGCTCGCATCCACACTCGTAGGCGGCGTCTGTTGCTGGTCAGTAGGCAGTGGAGGAAGTGCCATTACATGTGCCTCGGAAGAATATGCCCGCGTCGATCATCTTCGACTTCGGACCAATTGAATACACGTGGGTCTATGATTCTGCGCTTGCGTTGGATAGAACCGACAACACGACTACGCTTCGTGAGCATGTACTTTGACATATCCATAGCGTGATCGTTGCGATCCATTGGCTTGTCTACGTTCTGGCCTGCTATATTCTTGTTCCAGTAGTAGTCAGCTATCTCGTTGTGCCACCAGTCGAGCTTGGATGAGACAAAGAAGCGAGGCGCACCATATGTCTTATGAACTGGATGCATGTGCATCGCGTCGATTGCGAGATACGTGCCCATCTTCTCAATGCCAGATGCAATATCACTTGCACCACGTTGCATTACTATGCCTTCGGTCTCGAACATCGACGTGATGCTCTCTGCTACTGTCTCCTTTTGAGCATTCGTCTTTCTGAATAGCTGTGGATCAGCGAATATCGGTTCAATCGGAATGACTTGCCACTCATTCCGTATCTCTTTTATCCATTTCGCTTGCTTCTTAACCAACGCATTGGGTTCATAGAAGCCATCCGTGAGGAAAATGTCGCCCACATCGTTGTAAAACGCGAGACCGTAGCATGAAGGAACGATCTGGCCGTAGTCGTAACCTTCGACAATGCCGAGAGCGTCATTTGCAAGCTGTGCTTTGATATACTTAGTAAGATCACTATGCTCCACCATATGAACAGTGTCGTTATAATCAGGATATACAAGACCCTCATATGCGTCCCACTTCGCTTTCACGTATCTATCGTACATAGCGCCGCGGAACACGATCTGCATACGCTTTGAGAATCGTTCTCCTGTGTGTTTCTTGTTCGCCTCTGTTGGAGCATTGAACACGCGAATGATGGGCTTGCGTGTTTCAGGGTCAGTGAGCAACTTCGGCGTGATTAGTTTGGTCTTTTCATATAGAAAATACGGTCCACACACTTCCCGGTAGAGCCAGTTGCGAGTTGGATTTGCACCGAACCGCATCCACTGTGGTCCATATCGCGGAAAAGACGGATCATCGCCAATATATTTAGCAGTACCACGAAGACGACCAAATAGATCAGCGAAATCTTTGTAAGAAAATTCAGGGTCGTCCATCTGGTCGATGAAGATTGCATCGTACGTAGCGGAGAGTAGATTACTCTGCTCTTCTCCCTTCCCCTTGCCTTCTTGTCGTACGTGACGGAATTCTATTCGTGAGTCCGTGCGCTTGAATTCGATATTGTTATAACGCTCAGACGGCCAACGCGATACACTATCCTCTGGAACCCATTTCATAATCTCTGGTTTCGTGCTATCTTCTAGCTTCGGACGTGTTGCACGACCTACGAGTACGCGAGCACCTTCGTAGTTCTCTGCAATGTAACAAGCAAGAACACCCATCACGGATGTCTTGCCGTTACCGAATCCTCCTGTGAATCCTGCAATCTCGTCGCGACATTCAAAGAAACCAAGCTGCCACGGATTGTCTTCTTCACTTAACTCAAACGTCTTGATTGTCATGGAAGCCAAGAGTTTTCTTTGTACTTCTTCAGTGCTTCGATTTCTTTTGTCTGTCGATCATTCACGTCGATGAGTTGCTTCACGAATTGTTCAAGTTGAGAGATGCGATTGATGAGATACTTCACGCCGTTCGACTCTTCCTGCTGTGCAAATGCTGGAAGAGCAATGAGCAGCGCGAGTACGAATAGTGTGTTCTTCAAGACGTACTCCTAGTTGACTGTTGGGTTGACGATCTGCATAGTGCTTCCGTTGTAGATGAGCCAGTAGTATCCATTCGCTGTGATGTCAGATGCAGCGAGTGCAGTAGACGCACGCTTCACAATCGTCTTAGCGCCTAGCGTGTTCATATTGATAGTCGGCGTCGTCGTCGTGTTCGCAGCGTTGAACTTGACTAGATAGATCGCACTCGTTGTATACGCTGTGATTGCTGGAGACGCTGTGCAAGTAAACGTGTCACTTGAGTTTGTCGTTGTGCAAGCAAAAAATGCAGTGCCAGATGTCTGTGCAATCGCACCTGCAAGCGTAGTCGTCCCGCTATGCGTGACATTTGGTGTTATAGTAACAGCACCAGTAGATACAGAACCAATGCCAATCGTGCCTGTACCAAGAGCATTGATTGTTAGATTCGTGTTGCCTGATGTGTCAGTAACAGCTACAGCAACAGTGCCATTCAATGCACTACCTGTAATCTTTAATCCACCTGTTTGCGAAGCAGTTGAAGCATCAACTCTGAATGCAGGCGTCGTTGTGCCGTTTTGACCAACAGCTATAGCATTTGCTTGTGATGTCGTTCCCACAAGCTGTCCACTATAAGCAATATTCGCTATAGAATTGGCATTAGTACCATTGAAGTTAAGATTCGCTCCAAGTGTAATGCCTGTTGCACTCCATGTACCAGCATCCGCAAATGTCTGCGTACCTGTGTACGTATTCGCTCCAAGTATCGCGAGCGTGGATGTTGCAGTAGGAAGTGTGTATGTCTGTCCACTCGTACCTGCCAACGTCCACGGCGTACCAGATGCAGTTACACCTGCCGCACCACCACCACCCGGATTGACTGGACCTTGAGCGAGCGCAACCGTACTATACAGTAGCGCGAGTAATAGTGCGGTAATGCGCTTCATTCTAGTATTCCTCTGCGATGAATGCTTCACCACCGGAAGCACCCTTCATGTAAAGCTCGCCTGTGAATACGCTACCTGTCTTAACATCGCGGCCAAAGCTACCGCCGCCAGAGAGTTCCCATTCTGGTCCGGTTGTGCCGTAGCGAACGTACACTTTCGTGGTATTCGATACAGCACTCTCGATAGCGAATCCCTTACGCAGTGCGTTCTCAGGGAACACGAGTTTATACGCATTGGTCACTGTCAAGAGAGGCGTACTCTCAACAGTCTTACGAATCTTCGTCGCAGCTTTGATTGGGAACGATGACGTTCCTGTGTAATTGATATATGGATCAGGAGGCATGTTGTAACTCCACAGTAATAGTCTCGTCTTTCTTCTCACCCTTGCGGACGATCTTGATATTCAATCCGCTCTTCTTCTCTCCGGTAGCGTGTTCTGTGGAGATGCCGTTCGTCTTGAGAACTTCCCGCGCTGCTACTAATGCGACTTGCTCGTTGGGGGACTCCATGAATCCAACCATTCTGTCAGCGGCACTAGCACTGGCGTTGGCGAGTATGTGAGCCGCAGTCCGTTTGGCATCATCGAATACGGCGCTATCGAACATTTCTGATAACTGTCGATAAGCGTCAAGCTCTCGTATCCGTCCCACAACATCGGAGGTAGTCCCCAAGGTGACAGCAATATCATCATCGCTGAGTCCTACTCCCGTGTACATGAGAATCGCAGCAATCGCGTTTAGTTGTTTTGTGTCGCCTTCTGGAAGATCACCGAGTTGACGGTGAACACGCTTCAACGTACGCGCCGCAGCACGACCACTTTGAATCTCACGTCCTATTGTTACCGCTGTCTGTGTTGCTTGATGTGGCTTGATGACAGTGCCATCAGCCATTAGCAACGAACCGTCAGGCAGCTTTAACTTGGTATTACCGTCTTCCAGTTGCTGCACGTGCGGCCTTTAGTAGTTTCTGTGTACGCATTTGCTCTTGCAGCTTGAGTGCCGCAGCTTCATCCGCAGTTGCGCGAGACGCATTCTCTGCATCCACTTCACTCTTTAATTGCGCATACTTCTCAGCGTTCGCTTGTCCCTTTGCTTCTAGCTCGGGACTATTACGTACTTCTACCGGACCTTGATTCTCTAGCTTCGGTTGATACGTGAGACGGGGATTGTCTTTATTGTAGTTCTCAATCATACGTGACGTAGAACTTTGCGGAGCGGGAAGCATCTTCTGTTGCTCAGGCGTTGGCAACGCTCGCACAGTCGGATCAGCAGCGGCACGCGCGCCAAGTGCAGCAAGCAACCATTCCCAACCAGAACCACCCTTCTCAGCGGCAGTAGCGTCACGCGGAGGAAGCGGGCCAGTATTTAATGGAGTCGGCATTGCACCTTCTGTCTTTACAAGTGGTGCAGCTTTACCCCCACCAGTAGGAGCTTCGTACACATTACCAGTACTTACTTCTGGCGCTTGTACAGCTTGCGCTACTTGCGGTGCAATGTACTTATCAAGCATTGCATTGAGAATATCATCACGTCCACCAGCGCCTTGCTGTCCTTGCGAACCCTTCATTCCCATGACGCGACGTTCCGCTTGATCTGGATTCGCGCCGTAGAATTCACGAATGCGATTCGTGTTCTCAGGTGTGTCAGCAGCACCGTATGACTTAATCAACTGACTGAGTAGTGCTTGATCCATGATAACTCCTACGGAATGCCTAGACGCTTCTCACGTGCTTTCTCGCGATTCGATTCAGTTGCTTCATCCGGTGGACCTTGATGCTTACCCATCTTGTGCACACGTGCACGATTCTTCATTGCATCGTGTAACATACTACTACCCTTATCCGCAGAGTTGAAATCTCTCCCAACTTTCTGCGACACTCCACCATATCCACCGGGAGTATGTGCAGCAGCAGCCATAAGTCGTGCTTGTGCAGGAGTTTTGCTCGGCATCTTCTTCATCCTCGATGATTCGAGTGTGGAATTCTTCACAGTGTCGATGATGTCCATTATATTTTCACGTCACATGGTACGAAGCAGTAGAATGCAAGTGAGTATCCTTTGATGAACTTGTAACATGCATGACAGCGTTCATCGGACATTCGCGTTTTGAGAATTGCATGTGAAGGAACTCGCACGTACTTGTCGAGTTCTTTCACGTATATTTCCCAATCGCCTTCGCTATCTACACGTGCGTGTACTGCACGACAGTCTGCATCATTGCAGCATGAGTTACCGCGACTATCGCGTAGATTCTCATATCCATCATGTGCAAATGCGCTGGCGCTTGTTGCTAGAAGGGCTATAGCAACAAGCGACCAGCGCACCGCATTCACCGAACGCTAGAAGCGTCCAGTTCCCCCGACTTGCATTCCCGCTGCTAGGTTATTACCTGCAACAGTGGGATATGTAATGCCAGCTTCAAGCAACGTCGCATCGAACCACTTCTTCAACTCTGTCACGTCAGCAGCAGTAGTGACACGATTGATAGGAGACACTGTTTCGATAGTGATGTTACCACCGAAATCACCGAAGCCTGTTGCAATTGGCGTTGTCTCACTCGGTCCTGCCGGTCCTTGCCGACGACGATACTGATTCAATGCAGCACCACCAGCAGCCGCACCGATCAATGCAGCGAGAGCACCGCGTACATCGCGAGTACCGCCGCCGCGCACTTCGCGTGAGATGAACTTCGAGCTAGACGAACGCACCTGCGATGCACTCATCGAATACGTTCCCGGTCCTTGCGATGGAACGAGAATGTTCGCCCAGAATCCTGAATAGCCTGTAACTGTAGGCACTGTAAGTGACATTGTACTACTCCGTGAGGGACTGCCCTATTATAACGTGCTTGTGAAGTTGACGTGTGCTTTTTAGTATGCTACCATATCCAAAAGCGCACCGGGGGGACCATGAGCAGGCCCACGGGCCTACTATATATAAGGTGCGCGCACTGTCAATAGGCTGACACTCACATGCCCGCTTCTTACTTAAAACGGCACCGTCCGATATGCGACGTGCTCGGTGAGATACGTGAAATAGCACTCGCACACAATGACCCGCGCATTGTGCAGCTGTGCGATGAAGGTATTGACTACGCTCGCCGCATGAGTGCGAAGCTAGTTGAATACAAGACAATGCTCACGGACGACACGCCTCAATAGCATTCCCCAACGCGAAGCGTTGGGCCGCTGACTACATGCGCACTTCGCATCGTAGCATCTACACACTCCTACACACTAACAACACGCACCACCCATCACTACCCGTTTTGTTGCGACGGGGGGACGGTTCTTCGCACGTGTTCGTATTGTTTCGCGGTGTGCAGAATGCTGACCCTACGCTGCCGCTTCGGCCGCGCCCTGTCAAGTGATTTTGGATTTGGCGGGGGGTGGTTGTGCTGTGTGTGAGATTGCAACGTGCGCGTGCGGTGTCGGCGCGTGTTGTTGCTGACATTGCGCGTTGCGTTGTTCGTTATGTTTGGAATCACATAACGTGTTATGTTATTACGTATATTCAAACGCGTTTATATGATGCACGCGTGAGGTTGCGTTAGCGTTGTGTAAATGCGATTATGTGTATGGGCGTTGTGTATGTGATGCCTGCCGGGGTTGATCGCTGGCGACACAGCGCCCGTCTGTTCTTTGACATCGTGAACGTTCACAGCATCGCAAGCATTCCGCTTGCGCGTGTTTTCGTGCGCGTTCATTTCAATAGGAGATGAAGTCATGGCTAATTCAAATGTGAACCCGCACTCTGAGCAGCTTGCCCGCGCGTTGGACCGTATCGGCAAGGCGCAAGTAAATCTCGAAGAGGGTCGCGCCGGTGTGTACGTGTCGATTGTGATGCTTGCTAAGTCTGCGAAGGAAAGCGCCGACGCTGACAAGTATCCAGAGTTTGTGCGTCATTGCATGAACGTCAACGCCGACGCGAAGAAAGACCCTAACGCCGTCAAGGCAGGATGGGATTTCTTTTCGACAATCGCCAACGAACACAAGTCGCCGCGCGCTGACGTTGACTTGTTCAAGTTGACGGCAGAAGCGGGCACCGCTGGCGAGGACATGGACAGTTACTCTCGCCAGAATGAAAACTCCCCCATTCAACAGCGCGTAACTGCTGTGAAGATGGGCGCCGCCATTGTCGTACGTATCGATGACGTGGCTGCGGACTGGAATGACATCGCCGCAAGTAAGAATGGTGAATCGCTTTGGGTCGGACGCAACAACAATGACGGAACGATGCATCGTCTCTTTCTCAACTTGAAGAAAGAGCAAAGCATCAGGAAGAGTGAAGAGCCGCAGCACACTATATCGGGCAAGGCCGGTAAGTTTCGGCTCACCATGCTGGCGCAAGCTGGCATGGACACACTCGTGGCAAAGGGCATCAAGCGTAAGCCCAATGACCGCGCTGCCAACGGCAACGTTGTCCCGCGCATCGCGATTGCTAATCTCGCGACGCAAATCGACAAGTGGGATAGCAAGTCAATGGACGCTGCCGGACTAAGCGACGATGACGTGTTGCTTAAGCTGGCGATGACGACAGTCAATGAACTGTCCAACGGTGAGCGGAAGGGATTCCGCATCAGCACGAAGCTAGCTAAGGAATTCTTGGCCGCCGTCGAAAAGGAACGGGCAGCGTATGACGCGACGTTCAAGGCGGCGAACAAGGCGGCAGCATGAAGGCATGGATAGGCGCGGCGATGATACTGCTGATACTTATCATCGTCGCGTCGATCTAAAGGGATGCGGGATTAAATTCCCGCATCCTTTTTTTTCTCTCAATCGAATGTAGGAGATAAGGCTATGGCGTACGCGACTAGAAACTTTCAGACAAAGAAAGAGTTAGTGACCGCAGTGAAAGCCGGCGAGCGTGTCACCTTCTATCAACCGGGCGGCATGTTCGCCGCGCCACGTGACGGCACGGTTTATCTAGAGGGACCGCACTATCCCAAGCCGCACAAATGGTACGCGCAATGTGAGGCGCGCGACGGTGTGATAGTCAACGTCAAGTAACACAACAACCCCGCACTGGAAACGGTGCGGGGTTTTTTATTGTCTAGATGCAGCGAGGGCGCATCGCCCGCCCGCCAATCCGTATACATCGCTCGCTGCTATGACGCGTGTGCAAACGCGATTACTCAGACGCTCACGCTAGGATGCATTATATAGCTACCTATGGTATAATGATTGAGTGAAAGGAGATATTCACATGAAAGAAATTGTGTTCAATACAGGCCGTCTCTATACGGCCAATGGGCAATCTATCCGTGCGCGCGTATGCAATGATGGTTCAATCATCTTCGCTGATGATTCACGAGGCGTGGACGGACGTATTGCAAAGCCAAAGTTTCCTCCTACAAATGACGAGGAACTACAAGGCTACATCATGTCCGCGTACGATCACAATCGCACAACTCGCGATAGTGAGACGCTTGAGTATTTGTTGATGAGGCCGCGCAATGCGTAGCTCACTCGACAACACATTCACCAAAGGCACATCGCGTACTGATCCGAGCGTGCCTAATTGGTACTACATCTACGGCAAGGTGGACGGTCGCACGTTCTCGCAGACTGTCCATTGCACGCGTGTTGAACTCACTGAGCATGTGCGTGTGTTGGAGAAAGAACATCACGCAGTGTTCTATACACAGAGGGCACGGTGATGCGTTTCATAATGTTCCAACGTGGTGCAACATCATGGGGCTTCCAACTTGGGAAGTATTACATGTATTGGCCATACGCTGTATACTGGCGTTGTGGATCAAGACCCACATTCGGCATTGATGAAGTGGATGAGTAACATGCAAACAGTCTGCATGAACGTGCCATCTCTCTATCTACTAGCAATCTGCGCGTTCGCACTATGCGCAGGATTCGCTGCACTCGCGATATGCTACACAATTGACAGATACAATGCGTATCGTCACTCGACAGCATACCGCATCAAGCAACGCATGAAGCGTAGCTCTTGGAGGCACTACACGTAGCCTCACAAAACCTCACAAACTCGGAAAGTGTAGTATCCACTGCACTTTCCCCTTGTCAGTAAGTACCTTTCTACGTAGTATCAAGGCCCATTGGAGGGGCTGACTTTACATGACTACACGCAATCTCGCCAGAGCAATCCTCTTTGAAGCTCTATTCCAATGCACACTCGAATACTCCAACCAAACACGCGAGGAGTGGCTTTGGTCACTTGGCTATGATATCGCATACTGCACAAACAGCATATTCTGTGATGGATACTGTCACGACGAGTAGGAACGCGAATACGCATCATCATGAGACTCGGCTACGCCTCGTAGCTTGCACTAGCTTCAATTCCATGCTACATTCAGATCTAACACGGGGGAACTAAGAATGAGCAGACAAGCTCGCGGCAACAGTGTTGCCATTATGAATAGCGCAGCAGAGCGCTATATCTCATACGATAAGAGCGATCCTCACACACGCAATCGCGTGTATTCGCATATGCTATCTGGCATAGCGACACCAATGCGAGCGAGCCGTTGCCGCATTGAGAAATATAACAGAGACGACCACGGCAAAACAATCACACCTAATCACAGCGAACTCGATGCGTACTACGACTGCGAACAGTACGTAGAACAGCGAGAATTCACAAACGGTAACGGGGACACCGTAACTTATAACGTTCCTGCATTCAAGAACATGGTGAGACCATGACAGAGCAAGAGGCGAAGGCTGAGTTAGATAAACTATTCCAGCCACTCAGTATGATAACATCGAATGCAGTATCAGCATTCATGAATCACATTGAGAAGAACAAGCAGACATTCATTGATGCAATCAATAAGTGTGCTGATGTTGATCCTGACATTAGTGGTGCCAAGGATGTTAAAGAAGATAGCGACGTAGCACTACTCGCGCTATCACTCATCTCTGCAGAAGAGACACTTCGCAAGTATCAAGCATTCGTGACTGTGCTAAAGATCACAGGGCTAGCTGGTAAGGGTTGGAACTACGTGTACAACACGCATTCCAAGATACTCTCCGAACTCGGCAAGACGCAGCACTAACTACAAATGAGCGGGGTCATGAATGGAAACTGCACTACCGCGCGTTGCGGGAGTAACAAGCGTAAAGAGAGGAACGCCTAGCCCATACGATGTATGGTTTCACATCCCATCATTGGAGGAAGAGAGTCGCAGACTAGCAAGTCTACCTAACGCATACGCGAATACAAAGATCATTCAACGCTGGCGAGAGAAACAGCGTTGGTTGATATGGAAACGAATCCAAGAAATCAAGAGGAACACACATGTCACTAATGTTTGATAAGCTACACGCTGTACTCAAAGAAGCAGCGATGGAACTGCGTAACGAGTTCGATGCGAAGGACATCGGACACATGACACTCGACATCAAAGTGTCTGGACGTGTTCATGGCGAGATTAAAATCTCGTATGAACTGTGTGAGAACTACGATGTAGGCGTGAAGGGTTCGCGTCTTCACGCTGTACTTATTGAGTACTTCCGTCGCAAGGGATGGAATACACTCAATGCACCTGTTGCACTTCCTGCACCGGAGCTTGCGATTATCGAACCGCGGCCACCGCTTGACGCACAATGAAACGAGCCAGAGGGAGACGACGCACATGCCAGCTAACGTAGAAACAATGGCGTATCGTTTCGCTGATCGTAGCGATACACCGTGGCACGGACTCGGTATGCCAGTAGATCGTAACGAGGAAGTGTCTTCACGCGAGTTCCAGAAGCTCGCAGGTGCCGCGTGGACCGTCCGAAAAGAACGCCTATGGGTACGTGCGAATCGCGATAACGGATTGAGTGACCACATCCAATCCGATGCATACGCACTCATGCGAGACGACAATCACTTAATCCTCAACGTGGTGTCCAATCAGTACAAAGTGTTGCAGAACATCGAAGTGTTCGATTTCTTCCATGACTTCTGCAATGCTGGCAACATGGACATTGAAACAGGAGGCGTACTCGATGAAGGTCGAACTGTTTGGTGCCTTGCTTCACTACGAGAAGGATTTACTCTTAGCGCTGGCGACAGAGTGCAAGGCTTCTTGCTCTTTTCTAACAGTCACGGCGGAGCAAGAGGACGAATCAAATTCACAGGAGTCCGAGTCGTATGCGCTAATACACTCGCACTTGCTCATCAGGGTGTCGGGCAAGAATTTAGAATTCATCATCGAACCAAGTTCGATCCTGATACAGCCAAGTCCGCACTCGGACTCGGGCACCGTGCACTTGAGACATTCAGAGAACAAGCAGAGTTTCTTGTCTCTAAGACAATGGACGATGCTGCTTACACGCGGTTCATCGAAAGACTCTTTCCCCTTCGCACGGTTGAACGGAGTGGCGGAACACCTGAACTTATCCGGCCGCGTAACTACACCAAAGCTGTCTCCGCACTCGCCGAGCAGGTGGGAGCTGATATGAACCGTGGTACGTGGTGGAGTGGATACAATGCTATCACATACATGGTCGATCACATGCAGAATCGTGAAGACAAGTCACGCACGTTGAATAATGCGTGGTTTGGTAGTGGAGATGCGCTCAAAGCGAGTGCGCTAACGACAGCATTGGAGATGGCACGGTAAGGTAGATTAACAGACCAATACGTGCTACTATAGATAATGAAAGCCACATTCCCTGTCGGCGTACAGCCCGGCACAAAACTCGTGCAGCTATCGTACGAAGGCGGTGGAGTGTGGCTTTTATGGATACATCACGACAGACTAATGCAACACGGTACATACCTCAAATTGTACTCTGACGGTGCAATTGAGCGAATCACCGTGTCGCTAGACGGGACGGAAGATATTGTAAAAGTACGATGACTAACTACGGGGGGCACTACACCATTACTATGAGGAACATGCTATGAAAGTCTCTGATATGCGTCCGCGCTTCATGCGCATTCGTCGCGACTCGTCCAAACCTGCTGCACAAGACTACGCTGACAACATCAACGCATACTGGAAAGTAGACGTAGCATACGTTGGCAATGATAACCACGTACACACGTGGGGTAACATGGTGAATGGCGTGCCTGCAAATACGAACGAAGAGTACACACACGAAGACATCGTGTATGTGAAATGGCAAGATCGTAAACTCATACTCACGAGGAAGTCATGAAACTCTTTGCATTTACAGCTACAGCAGTACTTGTACTGCTAGTAATCGCGTTGTGTGGATGTACCGACGCACCGAATGAGTGCGGAGGACAATCCCTGGAGGCTCTACGTGCCCAAATCAAAACGCCCTACGAAGTCATCTACACCGACCAGTTA